ATGAGTTCGACTCAGCCCCCTGGCTGGCACAAAGAGGACATCAAGGCGGCTATCCGCAAAGCCGGTAGCACGATGAACGCCTTGGCGCGCGATCGCAATCTTCCGCTTTCGACCATCCGCAACGCCTTGATTCGTCCTGTGTTGTCAGGAGAAGTCGCCATTGCCGAATTCCTGGGCATACCCGCCCACGAGCTTTGGCCGGAACGCTGGACGCCGGAAGGACGCCGCATCCGCCCTCGTTACGCCCACAAGTATATCGAGGCGAACAAAAACCGTTCATGACAAAACGGTCAGCGTAATTCGCACCCCTTAATTCTAACGAATTGTTCGCTTTGATAGTGCTTCAAGTGAACTGAAGCGGCAAAGGAGTACAGCATGAGCCGTCGCAAGCGTAATGACCGAGTTGATCCGCACGAGGACCAGCTTCCCCTTAACTTCGATGTGTTCGCCATCGAAACCCCCAGCGGCGTCGTCGCCGTCCAGGGCGAAAACATCCTTGACGCCGCGATTCGCCAAGCGCTGGTTGTGGTCCTTGATAGCGCGTTCGGCCGCGGGCTGTCACGCGACCGTGTCGCGGATCAAATGAGCGAGAAGCTGTGCCGCAACATCAGCAAGGCCCATCTTGATTTGTGGACGGCCCCCAGCCAAGCGGAGCGCCGGATCCCCGTCGACGCGTTGCTGGCGCTGATGGCGGTATGCGACGACTACAGCCCGCTGGAGTGGATGGCGCATTACGCCGGCCGCAAGCTGTTGACCGCCGACGAAGCATTGTGTGCCGAGTTCGGAGCCATGGCGGTGTTGGATCGCCACATCAAAGCCAAGCAAAAATCCATTGAGGGACAGATGGACGAAAAGCTGCTTGGCCAGTTGATGAACAGAATGAAGCGGCTGAACAAATGAACTCGGCCCTGAAGTCCCACTACAGCGCCGCAGAGCTGTCGGCCTTACAGGTAGAAGGCTTGCCGACCTCAAAAGGCAAGCTGATTGCCAAAGCAGAACGTGAATGCTGGTCCTTCGTCGAGACCAAGGGCAAAGGCGGCACCCGCCGCGAGTACAGCCCGCCCGCCGATGTGCTCGCCGCGATCCGCGCCCAAGCCGCCAAGAAAGTGGCGGCGCTGTCTGCGCCTGTCCTTCCCATTCAACGTGAAGAACAACTGCCACTGATCGAAACCGAGGCCCAGGCGCTCAAAGCGGACGCGCGCCGCGGCGTGTTGCAGTCGCTGGAAATGCTGATGCAGCGCTCCGGCTACCCGATGAAGAAAGCCGCCGCGGTGCTGATCGACATGGCCCGCGTGGGAGCCGCCAACGAGCAACTGGTAGGCATGCTCAAGATGGCCCGCGACGAGCGCGGCCGCAAGAGCGAAGACGGTTTGCCAAGCGTGCGCAGCGTGCTGCGCTTCGTCGAGTACGAACGCGCCGGCATGCTGGCCCCGAAGAAGCGCGAGCGCGACATGAGCGTGCCTTCCTGGGCACCTTTCTTCCTCGGTTACTACCAGCGCCCGGAAAAACCCACGGTGGAACACGCTTACCGCGAGTTCATCAAGGATTGGGCACAGGCTCAGCCGGGAACCGAGATACCGAGCGTATGGCAAGTGCGCCGCTTCCTTGCCAAAGTCGGCAACGTGAGCCGCGAGATCGGTCGCATGGGCGAGCATGAGCTGAAAACTCTGCGCCCCTTCATCCGCCGCGGCTTTGAAAACCTGCTGCCGGGCGACATCTACAGCGCCGACGGCCACACATTTGATGCTGAAGTGCAGCACCCCTTGCATGGACGCCCGTTCCGCCCGGAGATCACGACCATGGTCGATATCGCCACCCGCAAGGCGGTGGGCTGGTCTGTCGGCTTAGCAGAAAGCGCGCTGGCCGTGCTGGACGCCTTGCGCGATGCGGCCATGAAGGCCGGCATCCCGGCGGTGTTCTACGTCGACAACGGATCCGGCTACAAGAACGAGATGATGCTGGACGTCTCCACCGGCTTCATGGCCCGCCTCGGCATCGAGATGGTGAACAGCCTGCCGTATAACTCTCAAGCGCGCGGCGTGATCGAGAAATTGCACCAAACCATCTGGATCAACGCCGCCAAGAGCCTGCCGGGTTACATCGGCTGGGACATGGACCGCGAGGCTAAGCTGGCCACCTTCAAGCTGTCGCGCAAGGCCATCGCCCAGGGCCAGCAAACCGCCGCCATGCCGCTGATGGCTTGGGCACGCTTCGTTGCCTTCTGCGAGGAAAAGGTGGCCGAGTACAACGACCGACCGCACCGCAGCCTGCCGAAGATCACCGACCCAGCAACGGGCCGCCGCCGCAACATGACGCCGAACGAGAAGTGGGCGCTGCATGTTGCCCAGGGCTTCGAAGCCCACCGTGTCACCGACGACGAGGCCCGCCCGCTGTTCCGTCCGCAAATGCTGCGCACGGTGCGCCGCTGCGAGATCGAGCTGCTCGGCAACCGTTACTTCGCCCGCGCGCTGGAAGAGTTTCATGGCGAGCAGCTGCGAGTCGGCTACGACATCCACGACCCGCACATCGTATGGGTTTACGACGACGAAGGCCGCTTCCTCTGCACTGCCGAACTTGACGCCAACAAGCGCGACTACATGCCGAAATCGGTTATCGACCGCGCCCGCGAGAAGCGCGCCACGGGCCGCGAGAAGCGTCTGGAAGCCAAGCTGGTCGAGGTGCGCGAAGAACTGCACGGCACCCCGGCGCTGGAGCACAGCGACACCGTCACCATCCCCGGCTTCATGAGCATCAATCGTGAGCAATTGGCGCAACGTGCGCGGGAGCTGCAGGCGGTGGAAGTGGTGGACGAACCGGTGGCCAGCAAGCCGACAACGCAGGAAACCGCTTCGTCGACCGCAGAGGCCGCCTGGGGCGTGCCCAGTACACCGGCCGCGCGCTGGGCGGAGTGGAAACGACTGAACGGGATGGAAGAGGAGGACATCGACAGCGAGAAGGCAAGGAAATGGCGGCACACCTATCAGGCGACCGCCGAATTCAGAACGTATCAGCGCAAGAGCGCGTGATCTTATGCCGCGCTGCTGCAACAGCGCGGGACCAACTTGGAGATTAAATCATGACTCAACACCAACCGATGGTCAATCGAGTAGCGCACATCGCCAACCTGGACCTGGTCGCCGTCGCTGCCGAGAAACTGCTGTCGCGTGTCGATGGCCTGCCCGGCATCGGCGTGATGTACGGCGAAGCCGGCCGCGGTAAAACCATCGCCTGCAGCGCTCTGGCAAATCAGACGCGAGGGTACTACGTGCAGATGCGCAGCGCCTGGAACCGCAAGGCGCTGTTGGAGAAGATCCTGTTCGAGATGGGCATCAAGCCTGCAGGCACCATCCCGAATCTGCTCGACCAAGTGTGCGAACAGATCGCCGCCAGCCGCCGCCCGCTGATCATCGACGAATTCGACTTCTGCCTGCGCTCCGACGGCCTGATCGAACTGGTGCGGGACATCTACGAGGGCAGTCAAGGCACGCTGCTGCTTGTGGGCGAAGAAACCATCCCGCAAAAACTCAAGCGGTGGGAGCGTTTCCACAGCCGGGTGATGGCCTGGATTCCGGCGCTGCCGGTGTCGCTGGCCGACGCCGAGTTGTTGGCCCCGATCTATTGCCCGGACGTGGCCATCGCCGAGGATCTGCTGGCGCGGCTGGTTGAGGTGGCGCATGGCTCGGTGCGCCGGGTGTGCGTGAACCTGACTCGGGTCCACGAAGAAGCCATGATGCTGGCCGAGTCCGAAATGACGCTGGCCAAGTGGGGCGAGCGCGACCTGTATACCGGCGACGCGCCGAAACGCCGTGGAGGCCTGTGATGCGCCCCGCACCGATGATCAGCGCTGGCGGCCGCGGCAGCTTTCAGCGGATCTGGGAAGCGATCCGCGCGCGGCGCGACGACTTCACGCTGCTGCTGATATACAGCGACACCGAGGCCAGCCGCGGCGGGATCCTGCACTACATCAACGCTCTGGTCAAAGGCGGCTACGTCGAACGCATCAATCAGCGCGTCCGCAACAACGAGCAGCAGCACTTCCGTTTGATCCGAGACTGCGGCATCGAGTACCCGCGTTTAAACGCCAAGGGGGAACCGATCCAGCGGGATCTGGCCACTGAGGCGATCTGGAGAACCATGCGCATTGTCGGCGGCGAGTTCTCGACGCGCGAACTTGCGGCGCTGGCCAGTACGCCGGAACGACGCGTCGCTCACACCACAGCCAGCGTGTACATCGGCCAGTTGGTCCAGGCCGGCTATGTGCTGCAGACCCGGAAACGGAGCAAGTCCGGCCCACCGCGCTATCGCTTTCTGTCGCAGCGCTACACCGGTCCACGTCCGCCCGTCGTTGGCCGCAACGCCTACGTGTACGACCCGAATTTGGACAAAGTGGTGTGGAAGGAGGAGATCAACCATGAAGACCTCTGAAACCCGCACCGACTGGCTGGACTTGCTGCGCACCGAGGCCGAGCGCACCAGCATGCGATCCGTCGCCGCTCGGCTGGGGTACAGCCCGACCACGATCAGCCTGGTGCTGTCCGGCAAATATCCCGGACGGCCCGACAAGATCGCCAAGGCCGTGATCGAACTGCTGGAACAAGCCGTGGCTTGCCCCTACCTCGGGCAGACCATCGCCGCAGACCTCTGCCGCAGCCATGCCACCGGCCCGGCACCGACTCACAACCCGCTCAAGATGGCTCACTGGCGCGCATGCCAGCAGTGCCAAAACCGCCGCAAACGCAAAGGAGACTGACATGCATGCCGTTCAAACACAGATCTATTCCCCGGCTCAGCGTCAATGCGTCAACGAAGTGATGCTCGCCGCCGCGCTGCGCCTGGCCGGAGCCATTGAAGAACTGACCGCCCGCGGTTTTACCGTGCTGCGCGTCGACTTCACCCCGGCTCGGCCGACCATCACCGTGCTGAAAGACGGCCGCTGCCAAGCGCTGATTGAGTCCGGCGAAGCGGCTTACTACTCGTTCGGGCGGGAAGCGCATTTCGGCCCCTATCGCGCCGCGCAGTTCAAGTGCGAGGGCTGCCGAGTGGTCTGGTCTGAAATCGAGTCATGACGCAGATCGAGTTGGACGCGGCCACCAAGCAGCGCCTGGCCGACGAGGTCGAGCGGCTGGTGGCGATGGGGAAACCCAGAAAAGAGGCGCGGCAGATTGTTTGGCTGGACTACCAGGACGAACTGGCGGCCTTCACCGCCCCAGCCCCACCGGAGCCAGTCCAGCCGGAGCCGGCCCCACCCGACACCCCGGTACCGGAGCCACCGGAGCCGCCACCGCAGCCCGTCGTAACGACGCCAGCACGCAAGTTCTGGCAAGCAGCAGATGAACCGTCATTCACCCCGGATTGGTTGAGCCGAAACCGGGTTGAGCTGGCAAAAGTGAAGCGATTACTGAGGAGCAAGACATGAACACGATTCCGCAGGGCTACAAACAGGACGCAAAAGGGCGCCTGATTCCCATCGAGACCATCAAGCCCATTGACTTGGAACGCGACCAACTGGTGGCCGAGATCATCGAGAAGGCGCAAGTGGTGAGCCAGACGCTGGCGACGTTCAAAGAAACCGTCTTCGCCGACATCGGGGCGTTTATCGAGCTGTCGGCCGAGCGCTACGACGCCAAGCTTGGCGGAGCCAAGGGCAATGTCAGCCTGGTGTCCTTCGATGGTCGCTACATGGTGAAGCGCGCCAACCAGGACACGCTGACATTCGACGAAGGGCTGCAGGCCGCCAAAGCCCTGATAGACGAATGCGTACATACGTGGACCGAGGGTGCGCGCAGCGAACTCCGCGCGCTGATCAACGACGCCTTCAACGTGGACAAGGAAGGCAACATCAGCACCGGCCGCATTCTCAGCCTGCGCCGCTTGGACATCCAGGACGAGAAGTGGCAGCGCGCGATGACGGCGCTCAGCGACTCGGTGCGGGTGCAGTGCTCGAAGTCGTATATCCGCGTGTATGAGCGCGTCGGCGACACCGACCAGTACCGCCAGATCCCTCTTGATATTGCGGGGGTGTGAGATGGCCAACTGCATTTTTTTGATCGAAGGCGGCCTGGCGCTGGAACTGGTCAAGACCCACATCGCAGAGCGTAAAGCAGTGCGCGCGGCGGCACAAGAAATGGCCAAAGAGTTGGGCGTTACCGAGTGTGTAACGAGCCGTTTTGATGGTCACTTGATTGGCGTCTGCTTTCCCGGCGAGCGACATCCTGACTTCACCGTGCCTGACCGTAAAAAAGGGGTGAGTTACCCCAAGAAGAAAAGCGCCTGGGAAAAGCGCTTTGGCGCAGCTCCTCGCTTTCAATGCCCCGCGGCCATGATCGAAGAGGCGTTTAACGTACCGACCTTCCTTAGCTACAAGGAAGGCCAAGTCCGCGGACGGACCTGCATTGGTCACCCCCTGTTCGAGTGTGGCTTCCTCTTCTTTGAAAACGGCCCTTACGCGATGTGGATCCCGGACGTGCAAGGAGAAGTCGCGCGCATGGAAGCAGAGGGCAAGAGCGTGGAAGAGCCTGCCCGGTCCTTCGTGCCCGAGTTCGACGGCTGCCGGCGAATTGAGCAGGAAGAGTGGGACATCCTGGTGGCGCAGCACAAGCTTGAGAAGAAGCGGAAACAGTCGGAAGGAGTCGCCGCATGAAAACCTTCGACCCTGACGTTATTGAGTTCACCAACCAGCTCCGCGATTGGCACGAATCCCGCGTCCAGAACCTGCTGTTGATCGTGGAGAAGCCAACCGCCGACTTGATGCTCGGCACAAGCGAAATCAAGGCCGATAGCGAACTCGCCAAAGGCATTCGTATTGGCATCCAGTTGGCCCTGGCTCAGCTGGGCAAGCTGCCCTTCAGCGTTACCCCCTGCACTGACGACGTAGTAGATGAGGAGACCGAGTGATGGAAAACAGCAACCCCAATGCCGTGGAACAAGCCATGGAAACCACCCTGACAACAGTTGCAGCCTTCAATGGCCAGGAGGCATGCGAGTACCTGACCAGCCTGATTACGGCCTCAGTTTCTTTACTCCGTAGCGCGGACGAAGGCTTTCTCTACGGCTTTCTGCGCTCCGCGCTGGCCAGCCTCGGTAAACCGGTATCGGTTGTGCCAAATCCCTACGGCGGCGAGTTGGGAGTGGCTGTCCATATGGGAGCCTCAATAGCAAATCCCGATGCAATTCAATCAGTGGAGGAACTGCGTCGCGAGCTGCATGCCGCCAATGAGCAACTGATTGAGCGTGACATCCAGTTGGCAGACCAGAAAGTGGCCATGGCCCGGATTGTTCAAGACTTCGGCCCTATTGCGGTGGCGCATTACAAGAAAAACGCCCCTCTCGTTTATCAGCTGCTGGATGAATTCTGCAAACGAAATCTGGTGGTGAAGAACGCGCCGTCGACTATGCATTGAGCCGCGAAACCGCCGCAAGGCGGTCTGCTGGGCGTGGTGGCCCGGTACTGATGAGCAGCCGAGGAAAACATGGACAAGCAAACCGCAATTGAAAAGATCAGGAAGTGCTTAGCGCTGGCCAAGAGCGCGAACGAGCACGAAGCCGCCGCCGCGCTGCGCCAAGCGCAGGCGCTGATGCGCAAGTACGGCGTGGAGGATGGAGACATCCTGATGGCGGAGGTGAGTGAAGCCAAGGCAAAGGCGGGAGCCAAAGCCAAGCCGGTGAAGTGGGAAAGCCAACTCTCCAGCGCTGTGGCTTCTGCCTTTGGTTGCCGCAAGATTTTTGTCCAGGAGTGGAAGGCGGGTTACTGGACTTTCATCGGCTGCGGGCCGGCCGCTGAAATCGCCACCTATGCCTTTACGGTGCTGATGCGCCAGTTGCGCAAGGCTCGCAGCGTCTACCAGCAAACCCATTGCAAACGCCTGGTTCCTGCAAGCCGTACTCGCCGCGCTGATCTGTTCTGTGAAGCCTGGGTTGCAGCTGTACGTCGTCAGATTGAAGCCTTTGCCGGCACGCATGCCAATGAAGAGGCGCTGGAGATCTACATGGCTAAGGAATACGCAGACCTTGGCTCATTGGTGCCGAGAGATCGCCAAGCCGGCAAGAACCTGCGCGGTGGCGATGTGGATGCACGCCGCGCCGGCTGGAATGCCGGACGCGAGGCGCAGCTGAACCATGGTGTTGACAACAAACCCTTGGCCTTGGGCCAGTAAGGCGGTGCCACATGAAATTAAGCAAAGAGCAGAAGCAGGAGCTGATCGACACGCTGAGTCACCCCTGGGGGCGGGTTAGCCTCCAGTGCGATGGCTATCAAATCTCGTTGGTTGTTAGGCGAAGCAAGGGAATGACCTACCGGGTTGTTACCTACGTAAATGGCAGCTGGGATGGTAAGTGGATGTCCGGCCGGGAAGAACATCCGGAGCAAAAGTTCCTTCGCAAGTCCGTCACTTCTGCCGCCAGCAAGAAGTTTAGGGACGATATGGAGAAAGCGGTAGGCAAGCGGCACTTCAAGAAAATGTGTGCTGCGGATCCGTATTGGACCGCAACCATAACCGTCTATGACGTCAGCTGGGCAAGCGGCAAGGCCGTCATCAACCATCTCTGCAAGGTCTGCGACTCCATCGAGATCCTTGCGGAACAAGCGGCATAGAACCCGGTGTCGAGCTGGCGCTTGCCGGCTCCGCAACGCGTTTTTACGGAGTGACAAATGAACCGCAACCCCGCCCTGGCGAAGATCCACATCGCAAAGAAAGAACTTGCCCTGGACGACGACACCTACCGCGCGATGCTGCAGAGAATTGCCGGCGTGTCGTCGAGCAAAGACCTGACAGTTGCTGGCGTCAACAAGGTGTTGGCCCATCTCAAGCGCTGCGGCTGGAAGCCGAAGACCGCGGCAAAGACCGGAAAGCGGCCCAGCGTGGGACGGGATCGCAAGGCGCTGGTGGGCAAGGTCGAAGCGCTGCTGGCGGAAGCCAAGCGCCCCTGGGCCTACGCCGACGCGATGGCCAAGCGCATGTTCACGGTGGACAAGGTGGATTGGCTGGATGCTGAGCAGTTGCAGAAGCTGGTGGCAGCGCTGACTTACGACGCGAAACGACATGGGAGGGACGTGAGATGAAACTGGACGACGTGAAGCACTTGTTGCCGGAAATGGCCCAGCTGATCGCCACCCTGATCGGCCTGCCCAAAGCCGCTCGCTTGATTGACGTCTGGGGCGGCACTACATTCCCGGTCAGCAAGAACAAGCGGCGTGAAGGCCAGATCCGCTATGAAGCGCTGGCCGAGGTGGTGGGCGTCGATGCCGCCGATAAACTCACCGCCCACTTTGGAGGTGAAGTGCTGGCGATCCCGCGCTGCGCCGTTGCGATGCGAGAAGTGCGCGACAGGTTGATCCGGGCTGAGTTCGACGAACTGACCCGCGAGCACCCCGCCGTGCATGCCGTCAACCATCTGGCGCGCAAATACCAGATGACCGAGCGCAATGTTTGGATGGTGCTGAAAAAGGTGGACCAGATTAGCGAGACACCGCAGGGCAAGCTGTTTTAACATCCAACATGGATAAAACAGCAGGAGTTAGCAATGCGCAGTGCTTTATCGAGGTTGGCATTGGTGTGCTTGATTGCCGTATCGACAAATGCAGTGGCAGATTCCGAAGTTCAGATGCAACAATCAGCCATGCGGGGCGATTATCAAGCACAGCGCAATTTGGCATACAGTTACGCAACAGGCAGGGCGACAACTGGCTCGCCCAAAAAACCGATAGATGCGTGTGCCTGGTATCGAGTTATTGCCGCTTCTAATAATCCAAAAGTTCAGTCTGGCGATTATTCGAACGAGTGGACTTACTGTAGCAAATTGCGTCCAGATCAAAGCGAGTCCGCATGGATCTTGGCGAAGAAGTTGATGAAGCAGATTGCCAAGAAGTAAAAACTCACTGAAGCCCCTCACAGCGCCCCAACTGGGGCGCTTTCTTATTCTGGCGGTGTTCCAACCAAAATGGATACCGCTGTCATGGCAAGCCGAAAAATCGAGGATCTGCACCCGGACTTGCAGCCTCTGTGTCGCGAGTTTGTACGCCGCTGCGAAGCTGCTGGGGTCACCGCTCTCATTACCACCACTTACCGGTCCGGCGCTGAGCAGGACGAGTTGTATGCCCAGGGCCGGACCAAGCCTGGCCCGCGCGTGACCAATGCCCGCGCCGGCCAGTCCGCGCACAACGTGATGATCCAGGGCAAACCGGCCGCACGCGCCTTCGACGTGGTGCCCACAATCGGCGGCAAGCCGATGTGGGACGCCAAACATCCGCACTGGCAAGTGATGGGCAAGATTGGCATGGAACTTGGGCTGAACTGGTACGGCCGTCCCAATGCGCCGTTCCGCGAATTCCCCCACTTCGAACTGGCGAAGGGGTATCAGTAATGAGCCTCGGCGACCTGTTTAAAAACCCCGCAACCAACCGGCTGAGCCACAGCAAATTGTGGGCGAATGTCGCCTGCGCGGCCGCAACCGGCATGTTTATTCATCTGGGCGTGATGGGTGCATTGACGCCCGAGATCTGGCTGATCTACCTCGGCGTCGTGGGCGGCTACTCGGCCGCGCGTAGTTGGATCGCCACACGTCGCGACAACGCCAAAGGGGACAAGGATGCTTAAGCTCGCGCTGCGCCTGGCGAGCTGGTGGCGTCGCTTGCTGTCCCCAGCCAAGGTCCAAGCCCCCGCCGTTCAGCCGCGGCCCATCCTCAGCGCCGCGCCGGCCTGCCTCAGCTGGCCGATGCCTGGCCGCAAGTCCGGCGTGGCGGCGATCCGCCGCGCAGCCAGGAAGGCGCGCAAACAGCGGAGAACTCGCCATGTTTGATTTCCGCCCCTTCATCAAGCCCTTGGCCATTGCCGCTGCCATTGCCCTGGTGTGGGGTACTGGCTTCTATTCCGGCCATAAAGTCGCGTCAACCGCGGCCGCCAGCAAGCTGCAGGCGGTCCAGCTCTCTCACGAGCAAGAGCGGTCCCGCGCGGCCGATGCCAAAGCCGGCGAGCTGGCGACCGCGCTGGCCGGCCAGCAGAAGCTCGCAGAACAAGCCAACAAGCTGGGCTGGGAGCTGCTGCAAATCCGTTCCCAGTTGGCTACAACCCAGACCCAACTGAAGCAAAGGATTGCCGATGCGACTCAATTTGATGGTGATCGTTTTACTGGCCTCGGCCCTGGCGGCCTGCGGCTCTACAGCTCAGCCCTCGGCTACCCCGAGCGTAATCCGGGTTTGCCCGCAGCCAACGCCGGAGATGCTTCAAATCCCGGTCAAACCGGGGCCGCCGGTGCCGGGCTACAGCCGGCGGACTTGATCGCCCACGCCGCCGACTATGGCGCGTGGTGCCAACAGCTTGAAGCTCAACTGGGCTCCCTGGCCCATCTACATGGAGGTGCTCCGACCCAATGACGGACATCTTCGACCAGGCGCAAGAACTGGAGCTGCGCCAGCGCGAGCAGGCGCTGGCCCGGCAGGCAGCACAGCAAAAAACCGGCACGAGCCTCAGTCACTGTGAAGACTGCGGCGACGCGATACCGGAGAAGCGCCAGACCTTGGTCAAGGGCTGCACCCGCTGTTTTGAGTGCCAAACCATTCACGAGAGGATTAATGCCAGATGAGCGACAACAACGAAGTCACCCGCGCCCTGGGGCGCATAGAAGGCAAGCTGGACATGATTGTGACCAGCCAACAGCAGCAGAACGAACGGCTGGACAGCATGGACGAGCGGCTGCGCCACGTCGAGCAACAAGCCGCCAAGGCCGGGGCGATCAGCGGCGGCATCGTGGCCGTCGGCACCGCCATCGCCGTCGAGGTGGTTAAACGGGCGTTGACGTAATGGCGCATGCACCGGAAACCCGCGACAAGGTCAGGCGCCTGTATGTGTTTGACCGCATCGGGCTGGAGGTGGCGGCGCTGCAGTGCGATGTGTCGATGTCGACCGCCAGCCGCTGGAAACGCGAAGCGGCCGAGGCCGGCGACGACTGGGACAAACTGCGCGCCGCGGCGATCCTGGCCGGCGACGGTATAGAGAACGTCGCGCGCGCGGCGCTGACCGGCTTTTTAACGCAGTACCAGACGACGATGGACGCGATCAACACCAACGAGGATCTGCCTGCGGAAAAGAAGGTCGCGATGCTTGCCAGCTTGGCCGACTCGTTCAACAAGACCGTGGCGGCCAGCCGCAAAGTGTTGCCGGAAACCAGTCAGCTGGCGACGGCCATGGACGTAGTGCAGAAGATGGCCGCGTACATCCGCGACAACCACCCGCAGCATGCTGCGGCCTTTGTCGAAGTGTTGGAGCCGTTCGGCAACGAGCTGGCGAAACTGTATGGGTGACCAGATGAATGCGGAACAACAGACCTATTTGCTGATTAAGGGCGCAATTGCAGACCTGGAGCCGGATGATCAGAAGCGCGTCGCCGAGGCGCTGCAGCGGCTGCGCGATGTGATGGCGGACTATCCCGACGGACATGCCGTCATGGCGATGGCATTGCTGGGTGCTGAGATCCAGCGATGAGCCAGGCGTTCACAACCAAGGAATTCTTCGACGAGCTGCGCGAACTCTCCGCGCAGCTCAAGCGCGATATCGAGGCGCACCAGGCCGGGCTGGACTCGTCGCCCCAAGCGATCAAAGCTCGACGCCGTCGAGTGCTGCGTGATGGCGACTTCGAGTTCTTCGCCTATACCTACTTTCCGCACCACATCCGCGGCACGCCGTCGTTGTTCCAGGACCATCTATGCAAGCGCTTGCCGCAGCTGCTACGCGAGCCGGGCGGCGTGACCGAGTGGTGGATCGCGCCGCGTGGCGAAGCCAAATCCTCTCTACTGACCAAGATCGGGCCGACCTGGTGCGCGGTGCAAGGGCTGATGCAGCGGCCGGAAGTACGCAAGGAAGTGGGCTGGGCCGGCCCGCCGCCGCCCTTCATCGACTACATCATCCTGCTGGGCGCGGAAACCAAGTTGCCGACCAAGCTGCTGGAGGTAGTCAAGACTGAGCTGACGGTCAACGCGCAACTGGCGCTGGACTTCCCTGAAGCCTGCGGCCGCGGCCCGATGTGGAAGGTCGGCGAATTCGTCACCCGCACCGGGGTGAAAGTCGAGCCGTTCGGCGCGGAACAAGCGATCCGCGGGACGTTTCACGGCGCAAGCCGGCCCAAGCTGCTGCTGGGCGACGACCTGATCACCGACGCCGAAGCCAAAAGCCCGACCGAGCGTGAAAACCGCTGGAACTGGCTCGGCAAGGCGATTGACTATCTGGGGCCGCCGGACGGCTCGGTCAAGTACCTGGGCGTCGGCACGGTGTTGAACAAGGACGACCCGATCAGCCGGGCAAAGCGCACCATCGGCCACATCGTCCACCACTTCCGCGCCATCGAGAAGCTGCCCACCCACATGGACTTGTGGGAGCAGTGCCATGCGCTGATGCTGAACGAGGACAAAAAGGCCGCGGAGGCCGCCAACGAGGCTGGCCACAAACTGTCCGACGCCGAGCTGCCGTCCTATCGTTTCTACCTGGGCAACCAGGTATTGATGGATGCGGGCGCGGTCACATCATGGCCCAGCGTCCGCTCACTGTACTGGCTGATGCGGCAACGTGCCAAAAATGGCACCGCCTTCAAGACCGAGATGCAAGGCGATCCGCGCAGCGACGAAGACAAGGTGTTCGGCAACGTCCAGTTCTGGGTTCAGCGCATGCCGGACTGGACCATGTTTGGCGCGTGCGACCCGTCGATGGGCCGCGGCGAGTCGTCCGACCCGTCCGCAATCTTGTGCGGCGGCTGGGACCGGCATACCAAGATCTTGCATGTGGTCGAGGCCGAGATTAAACGACGAGTACCGTCGAAGTTATTGGCTGACTTGATCAAGGCGCAGCGCGAGCAGCGCTGCCAGGCCTGGGGCTTTGAGAACAACAACGCCTATGAGCATATGCGCCACACCATGACGCAGGACGCGTTGAACGCGGGCGTGCCGCTGCCCTTGGTCGGCGTGACGTCTCTGGCCGCGCCGGAGGTGCGCATCGACTCCCTGGAGCCGTTCATCTGCGACGCCTTCGTGCCGCGGATCCTGATCAGCCCGGCATTGACCAATCTGCTGGCCGAGCTGGACACCTGGCCGGAGCCGCAAACCAACCATCACTACGACGGCCTCAACGCGCTGCAGATTTTATGGATGATCGCGTCGACGCGCGGCAATGCCGTGTTCGAGTTCACGCCAGTGGCTCGTGGTGGCCGAGGTGACAACGACAGCGGGTTCAGCGCCGGATCCGGCGCATGGTGACGAATTGGAGGATGAAATGGAGTTCCTGGCTTTATGGATCGGCTATGTGGTGATGGTAGTGGGAGGTGTCGCCATTCTGGCTGCGCTTGTGATCTGGCTGTATTTCTTTGGATGCAGGCAGGACCAGAAGTGTCTGGACCTTCGAGATATCCAGGAGGCGATCAGGGAATGGAAAAAGGCCCATCCTGAAAAGTGGGATGCCTACCGCAAACGCCGAAATATTGGGTGACAAACATGGCGCAAATTGTGGACCAATTCGGTCAACCGATTCAAAAAGAAGTCCTGCACGAGCCGCAGACTGCCCGCGTGGGCTGGGTCACGCGCGAGTTCGCCGAGCACCCGTCACGCGGGCTGACGCCGCAGCGTCTGGCCCGGATCCTCGAGGATGCCGAGCAAGGCAACCTGGCCGCACAAGCCGACCTGTTCACCGACATGGAGGAGAAGGACGGCCACATCCTCGCCGAGATGTCCAAGCGCAAGCGCGCTCTGTTGACTCTGGACTGGAGCATCGCGCCGCCGCGTAACGCCAGCGCCGCGGAGAAAAAGCAGGCCGATCAGCTGCAGGAGTGGCTGGCGGACATGGCCGAATTCGACGACGTGGTGCTGGACTGCCTTGACGGCATCGGTCACGCCTTTGCCGCGCTGGAGATCGAGTGGCAACGCTTGGGCAGTGACTGGCTGCCGCGGAGCCTGACGCACCGGCCGCAGCGCTGGTTCCAGACCCTGCCGCACGACGGCAACGTGCTGCGGTTGCGCGATGGCTCGGCCGAGGGGGCTGAGCCTTGGCAGTTCGGCTGGGTGATCCATCGCCATAAAGCCAAGTCCGGCTATCTGAACCGCGCCGGCCTGCACCGCGTGTTGGCCTGGCCCTATCTGTTCAAGAACTTCAGCGTGCGCGACCTGGCCGAATTCCTGGAGATCTACGGCTTGCCGCTGCGGCTGGGCAAGTACCCGGCGGGAGCCAGCAAAGAAGAAAAGGCCACGCTGCTGCAGGCGGTGGCCAGCATCGGTCACAACGCGGCCGGCATCATCCCGGACAGCATGCTGATCGAGTTCCAGAACGCCGCCAACGGCAGTCACGAACCGTTCAACGCGATGATGGATTGGTGCGAGCGGACCCAGTCCAAAGCCATCCTCGGCGGCACGCTGACAAGCCAGGCCGACGGCAAGACCTCGACCAACGCCCTGGGCACAATACACAACGAAGTGCGCCATGACCTGACGGTCAGTGACGCGCGTCAGTTGGAAGGCTCGCTGACCCGAGACCTACTCTACCCGCTGGCGGTCCTGAACTTCGGGCAAGTGGATCCGCGCCGCATGCCGCGCCTGGTGTTCGATACCCGGCAGCCGGAAGACTTGAAGCTGTACGCGGACGCGCTGCCGTCGCTGGTCGGCCTGGGATTGAAGGTGCCAACAGCCTGGGTCTACGAGAAGCTGGCGATCCCCACGCCTCAGCCAGACGAGGAGGTGCTGATCGCGCCGCGGCCTGAAATGGCGCTGCCGCCGGAGCTGCGGCCGAAGGAGGCCAAGGCGGCGTTGTCTTATCGCGCGGTCCTGACAAATGCCCAGGGCGAAGTGGTGTATCCCGACCAGGCGGCGCTGGACGCCATCGAGTTGCCGGATCTGAGCGGTGATGCCAACACCCTGCTTGAGCCGGTGATCCAGGCACTGCGCAGCGGCGCGACGCCGGATGACGCCGTCGAGGCGCTGACGGCGGCTTTCCCGCTGTTGGACGACGGCGCGATCAAGGAGATGCTGGCGCGCGCGATGTTCGTCGCCGATGTGTGGGGGCGCTTGAATGCCGACAGCTGACGCGGTCGATCTGAGCTACGCCATCGGCCTGCCGCCGGAGGAGGCTATCGCCTACTTCAAAGAGAAGGGCTACGCGATCAGCTTTAAGTGGCAGGACGTCTGGTCCGAGGCGCATGCGCGCGCGTTTACCGTGTCCGGCATTACCCGGCTGGACGTGCTGACCGATGTGCGCGAAGCGCTGACGGCGGCGTTGGAGAATGGCGAAACCCTGGCCGACTTCCAGAACCGGCTGCAGCCGCTGTTGGAGGCCAAGGGCTGGTGGGGCAAGGGGCGCATCGTCGACGAAGGGACAGGCGAAATTCTGGGCAAGCGGCTCAACCCGCGCCGGCTCGAAACCATCTTCCGCACCAACCTGCAGTCGAGTTACCAAGCTGGCCGCTTCCAGGAACAGCTGGCCAGCGCCGAGTTGCGACCGTACTGGGAGTACGTGGCTGTCATGGACAACCGCACCCGGCCGGCGCACCGCAGCTTACATGGCCGCGTTTTTCGCTACGACGACCCGTTTTGGAGCCGCTTCTATCCGCCGAACGGCTGGAACTGTCGTTGCCGGGTGCGCACTCGCAGCGCACGGGACATGGAGCGCCTGGAACTGTTAGCGTCCAGCAGCGAGGGGCGACTTGAAGAAGTGGACCAGCCGATAGACCGCGAGGGCAACACGCGGAAGGTAATTGCATTCAACGACCCGGCGACCGGCAAGCGCTTCGTCGCAGATCCCGGCTTCGGCTTCAACCCCGGCGTTGCCGCCTATGAGCCGGATCTGAGCCGATACCCGCCAGAGCTGGCGAAGCAATACCGCAAGTACAAGGAGGCCGCATGATAGACATCAAGGTGGACAACAGCGGCGTTCTCGCCGCGCTGCAGCGGCTTGAGAAAGCGGTCACGCACCGCGCGCCGCTGATGCAAGCCATCGCCGGCATCATGGCCGACGCGGTCGAAGAGAACTTCGCGCGCGAGGGCCGGCCGGCATGGCAGGGATTGAAGCCGGCGTCCTGGATGTCGAGGGCTGGAGCACTGACAAAACGCGGCCAGGTATCGGCGGCGCGCTTCGAGAAGAAGGTGCGCGGCGGCAAGATCCTGCAGGCGTCCGGCCGGCTGGCCAGCAGCATGACACAGAGCAGCAGCAACGATAACGCGGTGGTGGGGACCAATGTGAAGTACGCCGCCATCCACCAGTTCGGCGGGCAAACCAAGGCCCACGAGATCCGGCCGCGCAACAAGCGCGCGCTAGCCTGGGCCGGGGGCCGGCATCCGGTGCGCAAGGTCAACCACCCAGGTAGCAAGATCCCGGCGCGCCCCTTCCTGGTGTTGGGCGACGAGGACATGCGCGAGATCGAGGCGACGGTGGAGGACTATCTGAGAGCCGCCACGGGCGGTTGACCGCAAAACGAAACGCGCCGTTCTGGCGCGTTTTTAGCAGGGCGGGTGGTGCGGTGATGCACCGAAACCCCGCATCGTTGAAATTAAACGGGGTTTAAACGCCCTGTAGCGGGATTGGTGGGTAGCCTGTTGGGTGATACTTGCCAGGTCACATCAGAAAAGTGGGCTTGCTTCGAGATCATCAAGTAGGTCGTGCCCTTTCCAAGTCAGTGTGTAAGTTACACCCATGGCAAGCCGCATAGGACCACCGTCTGCACGGCTGGATAAAAAACCAGCTTCTTCCAATAAAGCAAAATGAAAGTCTTGTTCTTCGGTTCCTGCTCCAGTCTTCTCGGCAATAAACGTGCGTACCTCCTTTTCATTGCCTCCATCTGCTTTGACGATACCTTGCAGCATGGCTTTGATCACCGTCTTACTTCTTCTCATTTTACTCTCCTATGACAATGGGAATTGCATTGTGACACGCTGCCAGATCCGGTCAATGCGCTGCATCAATTTCCACTGAAGCCCCTCAGCTAAGCCCCCCTCGCAGTGTCCCATCAAAATGGGGGCATGCCACACCTGACACATTTCATCGCCGCTCTGACGGTCGACCTCTCCAAACAAGCCGGAACGGAAGGCAAGGCGCCTCGCGTCGTCAAGCTGATCCCCGCCGGCAGTTTCCGCGCCCGAGACGGCCGGCCGGTTGAGGTGCCCGCATGGAAGATGGATAGCGTGCAGGCCGCCATTTTGATTGCCGAAGCTGCCGCCCGGAGGACGCGCTATGTAATCGACTATGAGCATCAAACCCTGCGCAGCATCGAGAACGGCAAGCCGGCACCCGCCGCCGGCTGGTTCACGACCCTGGAATGGCGGGACGATGGACTTTACGCCGTCGACGTCGAATGGACCGCGAGCGCCGCAGCGATGATCGAGGCCGATGAGTACCTCTATATATCTCCCGTCTTCCCCTACGACAAGGAAGGCCGCGTTACGGGCCTGCTGCATGTCGCTCTGACCAACAACCCGGCATTGGACGAACTGCCTGATCTGCAGGTGGCGGCCTTGTCGCGTCTGGTTTCCTTAACTCAGTCCGTTAAACAGGAGGACTCCACGATGGACGAACTGATCGAGCAGCTCCGTTGGCTGCTCAACCTGCCTGTCGGCGCAACCGCCGACGATATTAAAGCCCAGCTGCAGAAGCTGATTGAACAGCTGTCCGGGGGCCAGGGCACCGCTGCCGCCAGCATCGACTTGCTGCAGCTGCTGACCAACCAACAAGCCCGCATCGCCACGCTGTCGGCAACCCAGGTCGACCCCGCCCGCTTCGTGTCGGTGGAGACCATGCGCGCCCTGCAGGAGCAAGTCGCCGCGTTGACTGCCCAGCAGCAGGGCCGCGTCGTCGAAGACCTGGTGACTGTGGCGCTGTCCGATGGCCGGTTGTTGCCGGTACAGGAAGAATGGGCGCGCGGCCTGGGCAAATCCAACCTCGACGCGCTGCAGTCGTATCTGGCCAGCGCTCCGAAGATCGCCGCGCTGTCGACCACCCAAACCCAAGGCAAGCCGCCCGCGGCTGACCCGGAAACCGGCTTGGACGCCGACACGCTGGCAGTTTGCAGTATGTTTGGCAACGACCCGGCCGCCGTGGCCGCCGCGATGAAGGAGTAAGCACGTCATGACCGCTACGACTCAAGACCGCAACACCCCGATGAAGGACGGCTCGCTGATTGTTGTGCCAGTGGCCGCCGGCCAAAAAATTCCGGCCGGGGCGCTGGTTGCCGCCAGTGCGACCGGATTCGCTACCAATGGCGCGACGGCGACGACCTTGGCCTACCTCGGCCGCGCCGAAGGGCTGGCCGACAACACCGCTGGAGCCGACGGCGCGATCAGCATGACGATCCGCCGCGGCAAGGCGTTCAAGTGGGCCAACGAATCCGGCGACCCCGTCACCCAAGCCAGCGTCGGCCGCGCCTGCTACATCGTCGACAACCAGACCGTGGCCAAAACCAACGGCACAAACACCCGCTCGCAAGCCGGCATCGTACTCGGTGTCGACGTCGATGGCGTGTGGGTCATCTAAACCCCAGCGACTGGAAGGAGCAAACCACATGATCATCAACGCCGCTACGCTGAAGGCGATCTTCGTCAACCTGAAGACCACTTTCAACAACGCTTTCGACGCCGCGCCAAGCCAGTGGCAGAAAATCGCAATGCTGGTGCCGTCGACCGCCCGTTCCAACGATTACAAGTGGCTGTCCGCTTTTCCGCGCATGCAGAAGTGGATCGGCGAGAAAGCGGTCAAAGCGCTGTCCGCCTTCGGCTACAGCATCACCAACGACGACTGGGAAACCACCGTCGAGGTAGACCGCAACGATATCGACGACGACAACCTCGGCATCTACGCGCCGCAAGCGCAGATGGCCGGCTTTTCGGCCAAGCAGTTGCCGGACGAGATCGTGTTCGACCTGGTCAATAAGTCGTTCAACAGCCTGTGCTACGACGGTCAGTACTTCTTCGACGTCGATCACCCGGTGGCCGATGCCTCGGTATCGAACAAGGGCACCAAGAAACTGTCCGCCGCGTCGCAAGCTGCTGCCCAGGCCAGCTACGGCGTTGCACGCACTGCGATGAAGAAGTTCAAGGACGACGAAGGCCGCCCGCTGAACATCACCCCGAATGTGTTGCTGGTGCCGCCGGCCCTGGAAGACATCGCCCGCGCGCTGCTGAGCAACGACCGACTCGATGATGGCAAGACCAACCCCTACAAAGGCACGGCCGAGCTGGTGGTGGTGCCCTGGTTGACCTCGGACGACGCCTGGTTCCTGCTCGACACCACCAAGCCGGTCAAGCCCTTCATCTACCAGGAGCGCAAAAAGCCGGTATTCGTCCAGCAGACCGATCCGCAGGCCGACGACGTGTTTAACCGCCGTAAGTACAAGTTCGGCGCGGAGGCTCGCGCAGCCGGTGGTTACGGTTTCTGGCAGCTGGCTTACGGCTCAGACGGCAGCGTAGCGTAACGGGGGCGTCATGGCTAAAACCAACACCAAGGCCGCGCCAGACGGGGCGGCCGAAGAAAAGCCGCAGCAGCCTGCCACCCAAGTGGTGGAGCGGCCGGCCGCGCTGCCGCCGGAGTTGCCGCCGAGCATCCAGGACTCTGGCGCAGCGACCGAAGGCGATCTGCAGCAGCCCGCTACCCAAGTGGTGGAGCGGCCGGCCGCGCTGCCGCCTGAAGTGACGGGGATGTTTGCCCCCGACACCGTTGAGGTGGTGGCGAAGTGCGAGCAGTTCCGACGCGCCGGCCGCTGGTTTACTCGCGAAGTTACCCGGATCCCGCTGAGCGAGTTGACCGCCGCCGAGTTCGAAATGCTGTGCCATGAGCCGATGCTGTCCTTGCAGCTGCTCCGCGTCGGCGGGGGCGAGTGATGTACGCGACCCGCGACGACATGGTGACGCGCTTCGGCGAAGGTGAAGTCATTGCGCTGACTGACCGCGCCTTTGCCGGCGCAGTCGACGAGACGGTTCTGGCGGGCGCGCTGGAAGCGGCCGGCGTCGAGATCGACGGCTACATCAGCAGCCGCTACCGGCTGCCGCTGGCCCAGCCGCCGAAGATCCTCACCGGTTACGCCTGCGACATCGCCCGCTATCGTCTATGCGGCAGCGGCACGCGGGTGACCGACGACATCCGCGACCGTTACCGCGATGCGGTGAAGTTCCTGGAGCTGGTGGCTGCCGGCAAGGTCACGCTGGGTGGCATGCCGGACGGCGCGCCAGCACCGACCGACAACACCGTGCAGTTCGCCAGCGGCACGCGGGTGTTCGCTCGCGACGGAGGGCTGTTCTGATGATCATCGCTAGAACCGAAGAGGCCATCATCGCGCGTTTGCGCCTGGGCCTCGGCCGCATGGTCCGCGAAGTCGGCAGCTATGGCGGCGAACTGGACGACGGGCTGGAGGAAGCCATCCGGCGTTTCCCTGCGGCGTGGGTGACCTTCGGCGGCGTTCCCAGGACCGAGCCGTACTCCGCGTCGAAGTGGAAGTACAAAGCCGACGCCAGCTTCGTAGTGATGGTCGGCGACCGCAGCGTGCGCAGCGAAGCAGCGAGCCGCCGTGGTGGCGCTGCCGTGGCGGAAGTTGGGACGTATCGGCTGGTCACTGCGGTGCGTCGCCTGCTGTCGTCCCAGGATCTGGATCTGCCGATTAATCCGCTGCAGCCCGGCCGGATTCGCACCCTGTTCAACTCACGTCTGGAGAACGACGCGTTCTCGGTGTTCGCCTGCGAGTTCTCGACCTTCTGGATAGAAGAAGCCCTGCCGCAGCTGCGCTGGCCGATGCCGCCGGCTACCGGCGCGCCAGGGGCGATTGACGATCCGGACGCAGTGTTTGCCGGCTACCAGGGCAAGACCGGCGAGCCGGATCCCGACTGGCTGCGCACCGGCCTGAATTACCACCTGATGCCGGACGACGGCCAGCCCGACGCCTCGGACATCCTCACAAGGAGCGATCCATGAAAGTGAAAGCCGCGCCCGGCATCCAGGTGCCGAGGGAAGACAAACCGCGTGAGTTCATCACCGACGCCGCCGCGGTGGACGTGCCAAACAGCGCCTACTACCTGCGCATCCAGGCGGATGGCGATCTGATCGAGATCGACGCCGCCGACAGTGCCAAAACCACCGCAAAGAAAGGGGGTGAATGATGGCCAGCCCGAATATCAGCTTCGACAGCATCCCGGCCAGCATCCGCAAGCCCGGCAAGTACTTCGAATTCAACACCAAGCTGGCGGTGCGCACGCTGCCGGGCAATCCGCAGCGCGTGCTGGTGCTGGGCCAGAAACTGGCCGCAGGCACCCAGGCGGCGATGGTGCCCGCCGACGTGTTCAGCGACGAGCAAGCTGCGCAGCTGTTTGGCCGCGGCTCTCAGCTGCACTTGATGGCCCGCGCCGCGATCACGGCCTACCCGTACCTGCAGCTGACCGCCGTCGCCATCGCGGATCCGGCCGGCGTGGCGGCCTCGGGCACGGTGACCTTGACCGGCACCGCCACCGGCAGCGGCGTGCTGAAGCTGTGGGTCGGCGCGACTCGTGTCGATGTCGCGGTCAACAGCGGCGACACCGCCGCCGCCGTGGCGACGGCCCTGGGCGCAGCGCTGGCCGCTCGGCCGGATTTGCCGGCTACCGGCGCGGTGGCGTCGGGCGTGGTCACCGTGACGTGCGTCCACAAGGGCACCATCGGCAATGACCTGAAGCTGGTGGCCAGCGCCACCGCGCCCGGCCTCTCCGTAGCGGTGGTGACCCTGACCGGCGGCACCCTGGACCCGGACTATACCGCAACCTTGGCGGCAATGGCCGGCGGCGGACACAACATCATTGTGGCCCCGCTGTCGAGCCAGGCGCAGCTGACCGTGATCCGCAGTCACCTGGACTTCGTGTCCGGGCCGATGGAGCAACGCGGCGCGATTGGCGTGTTTGGTTGGCCCGGCTCGCTGGCGAGCGGCACCACCCTGGCCGGACAGATCAACAGCGGCCGTATCACCGGGGCTTGGCATCGAGGCGCCTTGCGCCTGCCCTGCGAGATCGCCGCCGCCTACGCCGCCGTGCTGGCCAGCGAGGAGGATCCGGCGCGGCCGCTGAACACGCTGGAGCTGGCGGGCATCGACGTGACCGGCATTGACCAGCGGCCGACCCGGACCGAGCAAGAAAACGCCCTCTACAACGGCATAACGCCGCTGGAGATCGGCCCCGGCGACCGGGTGCAGATCGTGCGCGCCATCAGCACCTACACCAAGGACGCCCAGGGTGTCGACGACGTGGCGCTGCTGGACATCACCACCATCCGCACCCTGGACTACGTGCGCAAGGCGTGCCGCGAGCGGATCTCGCTGCGCTTCCCGCGCGAGAAGCTGTCCGAGCGCACCCCGGACAAGGTGCGTTCGGAGCTGTTCGACGTGCTGCTGAAGCTGGAAGAACTGGAGATCGTCGAAGCGGTGGAGGCCAACAAGGACGGCCTGATCGTCGAGCGCGACAGCCAGGACGTGAACCGCCTGGACGCTAAGATCCCGGTGGACGTGGTCAACGGCCTGCACGTGTTCGCCGGCCGCATCGACTTGCTGCTGTAAACACCCAAGGGCGGCGCAGGCCGCCTCGAATCAACCAGGAGGACATCATGGCGCTTCAGGAATACGCAGGGGCCATCGTGCTGGAAGTCGACGGCAAGGAAGTCGAAGTCATCGACGTCAGCGTCAGCACCAAGACCGGCCGGAAGCTGGTCAAGACCATGAACAAGACCGGCCGGGCCAAAGGCTTCGCCAAGGGCATTGCCGAATACGACCTGTCGGTGACCGTCGCCATCCCGCTGAGCGGCGACCTGGACTGGGAGGCGATTGAAGGCGCGAAGCTGACGATCTATCCGAACAGCAACGGCGGCAAGCGGGAAAGCTATCTCGACTGCTTTACCACCGAGACCGGCGACAAGTACTCCGTCGACAACGAAGCACGCCGCGACTTGAAGCTGCAGGCGCTGCGCCACGTGAAGGAATAACCACAATGACCGAAAAAGGCGAACTGCAGTACGGCGTCGAGTATCCGGCCGGCTCCGGCCAGATGCACTACGCTTTCGAGCTACGTCTGCCCACCGTAAGCGACAACATCGACGCCATCGAGACCAGCGGCGGCGGCTCCAACTTGCGTCTCAACACCATGATGCTGGCGGCCAGCCTAGTGAAGCTGGGCAGCGTCCCGCGCGAGGCGATCACCTACGAGCTGTTGGGCACCATGGTGGATGACGACTACGACGTGATGACCGATGCGAGAGATCGTCTCAAAAAAAAGCGGATGCGGCCGAAGAGCAACTCAGCGGATTCCGACTCGCCGTCGTCCTCCTCGGCCGGCACGGCATCCCCGAGTCCCGGATCCGGGAGCTGAACGCCGTCGAGTTTGAAGGCTACCTTGCCGCCGTCAATAGCTTGTACGGCGGCAAGCCACGCCAGCGCGGCAGCGTCGAGCAGCGCAGCATTAAATCCCAGCGCAAAAGGAAGCCGGTTAAACATGGCAAGAGAACCTGAAGTCGGCCTAACCCTCAAGGCCCGCGACGAAGCCTCGCGCCCGATTGCACGGGCGATGCAGGATCTTGAGAAGAACACCCAGCGCGCCGAGAAGGCGGTCATTGGGCTGTCGCGCGAAAGCCAGCGGATGGCCAGCGCTAGGGAGCAACTGGGCGTCAGGTCAGAACGCACTATCCAACGCGAGATCCAGCAGACAGAGGCCGCCTACAAGCGCCTTGCCAGCAGCGGCACCATGACGGCGCGGGAGCAAACCCGCGCCTACAGCGCAATGCGGGACCAGGTCAAAGAACTGCGCCGCGAGATGCGAGGTGTCAGCGAATTGCAGCGCAATCTATCGACAGGGGCCAAAGTGTTGACGGCGGTTGCTGGCGGTGTTGCGGCCGGAGCCTATGTTGTCGGGCAGCCGGTGAAGCGCACCATGGACTATGACCGTCGTCTGGCGATGATGTCCAATACAGCCTACGCAGAACGTGACATCGGAGGGCGGCGTGCTGGTATGCGTGAGTTGGATGGAGCGATTCAACAGGCGGTAAGGATTGGCGGAGGCTCGCGAGAAGGAGCCGCTGAGACCCTTGACAATCTGATTGCTTCTGGCGCTATGAGCCAGCAATCGGCAACTAAGTTATTACCAGTTCTACAGAAGTACTCGACGGGTACAGGGGCAGACCCCAATGAATTGGGAAATATCGCAATACGCGCTATGCAGACGTTCAAAATCAAAGAGCATGAACTGCCGAAGCTGCTGGATATGTCAATTATGGCCGGCCAAGCCGGCGGATTTGAGCTGAAAGACATGGCCAAGTGGTTGCCTCAGCAGATGGCGGCTGCAAAACAATCTGGCATGAACGGGATGTCTGGTGCAGCGAAATTGCTGGCATTAAATCAGGCTGCCGTGATTACTGCGGGAACTAAAGATGAGGCCGGCAACAACGTGGTCAATCTGCTTGCCAAAATCAACAGCCAAGATACGGCTAAAGACGCTTCAAAAATAAGCTCCACCACATTTCAAGCAAAGAAAAAGGGGGAAAAAGGAATTGACCTTGCTGGAACGCTGGCGGCTGCAAGAGAGAAAGGAATGGATTCTCTAGACGCCTTTGTTGGGTTGGTCGATAAAGTTGTCGCTCATGACAAACGATACCAGAGCATTCAAGGAAAACTAAAGTCGGCAAAGGGGGATGAAAGAAAGGCTCTTTTGGACTCCCAAGCTGATATTTTGCAAGGTTCGGCTATTGGCACCCTCATTCAAGACCGACAAGCATTGATGGCCTTGGTCGGGTATATGGGGAATAGAGAGTACGTCAATGGCATTGTGGCAAAGCTGCCCAATGCTGCAGGTACTGGGGATGCAAACTTCGGTTTAATACAGGGCACCGCATCGTTTCAAGCTGAGCGTGCAAGGAATGAGAAAACGATTGCGGAGCAGAAGGCTTTTGATGGGCTGAGTAGCACGATTGGAGATGTAGCCGGCAAGTTGGCGGACTATGCGCAAGAGTATCCAGGGTTGTCCGCGGTACTGGCAGGGACAACGGTAGCCATAGGTGCTCTTGGCGCGGCGGCCGGTGCAGCGGCGTTACCCATGCTGTTATTGGGTAAGGGCGGCGGCGGTGCAAAGCTACCTGGGGGGGGGTTACCTAAGACAGGCCCAGCAGCGCGCAACCTACCAGTCGCTGGCGCTGGCCTCGGTTTGACCGCAGTATCGCTGGCCAATTTCACCACGGATCAAGAGGATGATGAGCTTAAACATGGTGAGGCGCGCTGGAAGCGGCTCCGTGCCCAGTACTCGCAAGCTCAGATAGACGCCGCACGAAAGCGTTATCAGCCTTGGTATCAATTTGGCAAAGGCTATGCGGCTGAGAACGAGCAGTGGCTTCAACGCTATGCACAAGACGAGGCTCGGGCCAAAGCCCCTCCGATTGACCTACGCAATGCCCCAAGCTCTGCAGCTCCGATCCCTCAACTCAACATGCTTCAGTCCACCATGAACGCTGCAACCAAGCTGGATGTTGCGGCACAGAAAATGCAGCAGGCCGTCAACCAGCCAATGCAGATCCAGTTGACTGGTGAATTCAGGGTTAATGGTAGTGATCTGGTCGCAGTGGTCAACCAGAGCAACAGCACCCAAGCAAGGAGGAACTGATGGCCTGGGCCGACACCCTGCTTGACGCCAGTTTCCGCGGCGTGACCTTCGATTGCCTGCGCGTCCAGGACAGCGCTCAGCGCGACTCGGCCAGCCACGAATACCCCTACCTTGACGGCGCGGACGTGGAAGACCTGGGCCGCAAGGCCCGACGTATTACGATGTCGGCCGCCTTCTTCGGCAAGGACTACGAAAGCCGCCTGCAAGCCTTCCTGAAAGTGCTGGACGAGCCGGGCCACGGCGAGCTGATCCACCCGGTGTTCGGCAGCATCAAAGCGGCCCAGCTCCTCAGCTACGAAATCGGCCACGACGCCGACAGCCCGGATTACTGCACGGTGGAGATGGCCTTCGTCGAAGCAACGCCCGGCAACCCCTTCTTCGTCCAGCAGTTGCCGGTGCAGAAGGCCGAGGCGGTCAGCCTGTTGGCCTCGGTGGGTAGGCTGAACGGAATATCGGCGTTCTCGTCCGCGATCACCAGCATCAGCAACCTGAAGAACGGGATGCTGGGCCGCTTGAACGCGTTACGTGGTCTGGCTACCGGCACGCTGGGCGCGATCCGCAGCCAGCTCAAGGGCTTTATCACCTCGACGCTGGATCTCATCAGTTTTCCCGGCGCATTCGCCAGCGACATCGTCGGCCTGGTGTCCGGCTTGGTGGATCTACGCTCATTTGATCAGAACGTGCTGATGTCGGACTGGAAGGGATTGACCGGACAGCTGAGCGAGATCGTCAAGTTGCCGGCCAACGTCGCCAGCGGTTCCGTCTCCGTCGCTGAGTCCGGCGGTGAAACCGGCGGCGGTTCAGGAGGTGGAGGCGGCGGCGGATCTGGCGGCGAAGGCGGCGGTACGATCAACGACAGCAAGCCCATACCGGCGCTGCCGGAGGACATCAAGCTGATAACGGCAGTGCTGCAGCTGGCGACGTCCACGGTGCTGGCTGAGGCTGCCGGCCAGATCTTTGCCAGCGAGTCAGAAGAGCCGACGCTCTCGCCGCGCGAGATCGAGCAGATCAGCAACGATGTGCGCGACGCCTTGCAAGCCACTATTGAAACGCATCGCGAGCTGTTCCCCGTGGAGGTCGCCAGGCCGGTGACGGAAGCGCTCAAGGATACCGCCGCCGCGGTGCAGGATGCGGCCACGGCGGTGGTCGAGGCGAGGCCGCCGCTGATCACCAGAACCGTCGAGGCGCCTGGAAATCTGCACCTGGCCGCCTTCCGCTGGTATGGAGATTACACGCGGGCACAGGAGCTGGCGCGGCTAAACCCGCACTTGATCAACCCGAACGCGCTGCAAGTGGGAGACGTGCTCAATGCCTACGCCCGATAACACGGTCAGCGTGCTGATCGGTGGCCGGGTCCATCAGCAATGGACCAGCTACGAGATCGACTCGGATCTGATGATCCCGGCCGACGCCTGGCAGGTGTCGCTGGGCTTGCCCAAGGGCGAGTTCCCTCCGCTGGTGGAGGCCGGAGCCAGCGTAGTGGTGCGGATCGGCCGCGACACGGTGTTGACCGGACAGATAGACGAGATCGCCGACCCCATCGACAAGAACAGCCACACGCTCAGCTTGTCCGGCCGCGACGGCGCGGCGGTGCTGGTGGACTGCTCCAGTCCCATCTTCACAGCCAAGCAAGCGACGCTGGCCGAGGTGGTGGCCAACGTGGTCAAGCCGTTGGGCATCAGCAAGATCCGCATCGACGCCGCCCGGTCGATGACGTCGGAGAAAATCAACGTGGAGCCTGGCGACACCGCATGGGAAACCCTGGTCCACGCCGCTGAGGCGAATGGGCTGTGGCCGTGGTTCGAGCCAGACGGCACACTGGTGATCGGCGGCCCGGACTACAACACCCCGCCAGTGGCCAGTTTGGTGATGCGCCGCGAGGGCAAGGACAACAACGTGATCAGCTTGAGCCGGGTGCGCTCAATGGCGGAACGCTACTCCGAATTCACTGTACTCGGCCAGCGCCACGGCACCGCCACGGAAAACGGCAAGCACGCGCTCAAGAGCACGGTGCGGGATCCCGACGTCAAGATCTATCGGCCCAAGATCATCGTCGACCACGAAGCCGAGAACACCGAGGCGGCGCGCGCCCGCGGCCGCAAGCTGTTGTCCGACTCCAGGCTGAAGGGCTTTACGCTGACCGCCAAGGTGGCTGGCCACCGCACCAGCGGCGGCGTGTTGTGGCAGCCTGGCCAGCGCATTCATGTGATCAGCGACGCCCACGGCATCGACGCCACCTTCTTTCTGATGGCGCGCAAGTTCCAGGGCGGCCGGGGCCAGGGCACAGTCACAACGCTGACGCTGAAGGAAGACAAGGTATGGGTGCTGGACGCCCACCCGCACAAACGCAAGCACCGCCGCGGCAAGAACGGATCGGCGGGGCTGGAAGCTGTGGACGTGAGCAAATGATCAACGAAATCGACAAACGCATCCGCCGTGCGATGTCCAGCGTGCGCCAGGCGTTCCGCGGGGTACTGACACGCGTCAGCAGCGGCCCAGCGGTGCAACTGGCCCAAGCTGACGGCCTGGCCGGCGAGCGCCTGCAGGACAACGAGCTGTTCCAGCACTACGGGCTGACCAGCAACCCGCCGCCGGGCACTATGGCGGTGATCCTGCCGGTGGGCGGCAAGACCGCTCACGGCATCGTGATCGCCACCGAGCACGGCAGCTACCGGCTGAAGTCATTGGCTCCCGGCGAGGTAGCGCTCTACACCGACGAAGGCAGCAAGATCGTGATGAAGCGCGGCCGGCTGATCGAGACCGATTGCGACGTGTTTAAAGTCAACTGCCAGACCTGGGAAGTTAACGCCAGCTCCGCCGCATCATTCAACACCCCGGCGCTGACGGCCAGCGGGGTGTTCAACGCCCAGGGGCAGATTAACGGCAGCGGCGGGATGGCGATCAGCGGCGGCAGCGGTGCGCATGTGGACGGCACGCTGACGGCGACAGAGGATGTGGTGGCCAGCGGTAAGAGCTGCGCGCACCATACGCACCCAGGAGACTCAGGCGGGGTGACGGGTACGCCTATTTGATTTGAAGTGATATGCTAATGAGCTAAGCACATCAACATGGCTCGCGAACTATGAACTCGGCTTTCTGCTTGGAAGTTTCCCATCGTGTCTATTATTCGAACGAAGGTCCTGTACCAATACCTGAAATTGCGTCTTCGTTACTAGCTTTAGAGCGAATCCTTCACCGGCTTCCACGTGTACTTAGTGAGGTGACATCTGTCCCCGTTCAGGGGCTAGAGGTTTACATAGAGGATATCAAGGCAGGCAGCCTTCTTGAGGATGTCGCTTTGAAGATTTTCTTCAAGGACCAACAGGAGCTAGATGCTTTCCTAGGAAAAATTAGGGAAAAGCTAGGGACGAACAAAGTGGCCAGAAACACTCTTATAGGAGCCTTGATCCTTTCCATCATTGGTTATGGTCTATATCTGGGGGCGACTGCGACTGGAAGTTCAAAAGCAGCGACAACCATCAATGTTCACAACAACGTAATCATCAACATTGGTGCGGAACAAGCCAATATGGCTCCCGAGCAGTTGGCAAAAATTATCGAGTCCGCAGTAACGGACAAGAAAGCAAATGCAAAGGATGCAATCGAATTCGTACGACCAGCAAAACGAGATGCCTCGGCAACGATCACCGTCGAGGACCAAGCTTTGTTGGTTATGCCAAAAGAGGTGATTCAGCAATCGCCTAGTTCCCTCGAGATTGAAGAACATCCCGTTGAACAAGAGCATAAGGACGTAGATCTCAACATCCGAGCAACAAACTTGGACAGCCAGAGTCAGGGATGGGCGGCTTTGATACCAGGTTTGATTGACAAGCGCATCAAGCTTGTCCTGGCCGATGGAGTCGATCCAAAGCAAGTTGCCGGGAAATTTCGTATCAGGGCCAATGTACTTGTGCACTCAAAGCCACAAGGTAAGAAAAAGGAAATGCAACCGTATCAGATTACCTTGTTAGCGCTAGTTGAGTAGAAACCAACTGAAAGCTACCAGCTGAGCCATTTCAGTAACATGCCCCGACAATTCGGGGCATGGACGCTTTAATTGACCCCAAAACCGGCGACTACGCCGGATCCCGCACCGACACCCTTGCCAACGCGGTCTATCTACGGCTGATGACGCCGCTGGGCAGCTGGTGGGCCGACCCCTCCTTGGGATCGCGCTTGCACGAGCTGCAGCGCGAGAAGGACGTCAGCCGCGTGGCTGTGCTGGCCCGCCAATACTCCGAGCAGTCGCTTGCGCCGCTGATCAAGGACGGTCGCGCCAACAGCGTGGCTGTCACCACGTCTCGCCAGCAACCCGGCTGGCTTGAGCTGCACATCCAGGTCGAAGACATCAGCGGCCGTGTTCAACGCTTTCAGCACCCTGTGAGGGTCGCGTGATGGCCTTCTCCGTTCCCGCATTCGCCAAGATCCGCGACGATCTATTGCGGGACATCAAGAACCAGTTGCCGGATGCCGACACTGGCCCCGATAGCGACTACTTCATCCGCGCCAGCTCCGTCGCCAGCGCCGTTGAAGGGCTGTACCAGCATCAAGCGTGGATCGTGCGCCAGATCTTCCCCGACACCGCCGACCGCGAGTATCTGGAGCTGCATGCCCGTGTGCGCGGCTTGACTCGCAAGGCGGCAGTGGCGGCCCAAGGGCAGATCAAAGCATACGGCACGCCGGGCGCGTCGGTGCCGACCGGTCTATCCGCCAAGCTGGGCGACCAGGTGTACACCACCACGTCGGCCGGTGTGATCGACGGCACTGGCATTGCCACGGTGACGGCCGTCGCCAATACCGCCGGCACCGTCGGCAACGCCGCGGCCGATGCGGCGCTAGAACTGACCGCCGCACCGTCTGGCGTCACCAGCGCGGCCAGCATCCTGACCATGACTGGCGGAGTGGACGAAGAAGACGACACGGCGCTTCTCGCGCGGCTGCTGGAGCTGATCCGCCGCCCGCCGGCCGGTGGCAACCGCCATGATTACCGGCGCTGGGCGATGGAGGTGCCGGGCGTAACCGCCGCCTACGTCTATCCGCTGCGCCGTGGCCTCGGCACCGTCGACGTGGCGATCACATCGGCTGGAGCGCTGCCGTCGGAGGCCACTATCGACGCGGTGCAGGCGTACATCGACGACCTGCGCCCAGTCACGGCCAAGAATTGCCTGGTGCTGGCCCCTACGCCCAAAACGACCAACGTCGCCGTCCAGGTGAAGTTGTCCGGTATCACCCTGGCCGCCGCACAAGTGCAGATTGAGGCGGCGCTGGGTGTCTACTTTAACCAGCTCGCGCCAGGTGAAACCGCGATCAAAAGCCGCATGGAAGCACTGGTCTCTGATCTGTCCGGGGTGATCGACCGCGCGGTGACGTTGCCGTCTGCCAACGTCGTGCCGGTGGTGGATGAAACCAAGGTGGAATGGGTGCGCGTGGGCACCGTCACCGTGACGGCGATGCCATGAACCACGATGAACTGCTGACCCTACTGTTGCCGCCAGTGAGCTATGCGCCCAGTGGCGGCACATTGCAAGCGGAACTGACCGCAGAAGGCAAGGCGCTGGATACGATACAAGTCAGCGCACGCTATGTCGTGGGCGGAGTGACGCCCTTTCTGGCGCAGCAACTGCTGCCGAACTGGGAGCGCGTCTGCGGCATCACCCCGCCGGCCAGCGCCCCTTATCAGCAGCGCCTGCAGGCCGTGCTGGCCAAGTTAGCTGAGATCGGTGGCTTGTCCATCCCGTACTTCATCCGCTTGGCGGCCGGGCTGGGTTATCAGATATCCATCAACGAGCCTCAACCTTTCCGAGCTGGCGTGAACAGGGCTGGCGACATGCTGTGGGTACCGGACATCCTGTGGGTTTGGCAAGTGGTGGTACGTAGCAGCAATCTGCGGATATTTCGTTTTCAGGCAGGACTGGCGGCGGCTGGCGAACCTCTGACCAGCTTTGGTGACTCGGTTATCGAAGCCATGTTTAACGATCTGAAGCCAGCGCATACCTACGTTTACATTGCGTACGAGGAGGAATAATGCAAAAGATCAATTCACCTGATGGTCTATTTCATGACGGCAACCCCGCAACCGGAACCGTCGGCACCATTGTGACAGCGGTGTGGCTTAATGCTGTTGGTGGCGAACTAGAGAATATGGTGATCGGCCTCGGAGGAACGCTGGACTCCACCAAGAATGATCAAATTAAAACGCTGCTCTTGGCCGCTTTGGAAAACAAATCAAGCAAGGCAAACACCTTGGCTGGCTATGGCATCACTGATGCTTACACCAAAGCTGAGACGGATGGAAAGCTAGCGGGAAAGGCGGATAAGACTTCCACGCTGTCAGGTTACGGCATCACTGATGCTTACACCAAGACTGAGACAGATGGGAAGCTGACGGGCAAAGCGGATAAGGCTACCACCCTGGCCGGGTACGGCATTACTGATGGGGCAACTACAACTCAAGTCATCGCTGCGGCCCCGCCCGGAGAGGTCGCCTATTTTGCTATGTCAACCCCACCCCCTGGTTGGCTTGAATGTAGGGGCTCTCTTATCTCTCGCACAACCTACGCCGCACTTTTTGCGGCAATTGGTACAACATTTGGTGCTGGCGACGGCTCAACAACATTCGAACTGCCGGACCTGCGCGGTGAGTTTCTTCGTGTGTGGGACAACGGCCGTGGAGTAGATACAGGCCGCGCGTTTGGTAGCGCACAATCAGGAATAGTTGGACCCCACGTCCACACAATCATTCGACCAACGGATAATGCCCCACTGGCGCTGCCGCCCGGCTCGGCGGCGGGAGCGTGGTCTTACGGAACTACCGTGTACTCCTCTGACCAAGCGACCCTCGTCACCGGCTCCAGCTCCGGCATCGGCACGGAAACAAGGCCACGCAATATCGCACTGATTGCGTGCATTAAACTTTGACGGAGAGAACAATGACCGAAATCGTAGAGAAGACCGTCTACGCCTACCATCCGCAAACCGGCGAGTACGCAGGGGCGACAACGGCAATGCGCTCGCCGTTGGATGTTGATGAAATATATTTGATCCCAGCCTGGGCGGCTGAGGCCGCGCCGCCGGCTGCTGGCGAGCATCAGGCCGCAGTATTCCGTGCAGACGACGGCAGCGTACCCAGGCACAGCCTGTATGGCGGCGTCTGGCAGCTGCTACCGGACTGGCGAGGCGTGGCTCTGTGGAGCAAAACCACTGCGCAGCGTGTGACCGCGCAGCTGGGCGATACGCTGGACAGCCTAAGCGCGACGGAGCTTGAGCCGCCGGCATTCCCAATCTGGGTGGGGGATCATTGGGAAGTGGATCAGGCAGCTCAGGAGGAGGCCGCGCGTCTATCTGAATTGACAGAGGAGGAGCGGGCAGCGCAAGCCCGCGCCGAGCGTGACCAGCGGTTGGCGGCCACCGAATGGCTGGTCCAGCGACACCGCGACGAGATCGATCTGGGATGCGCCACCACGCTGAGCGGCGTACAATTTGCCGAGCTGCTGACCTACCGCCAAGCGTTGCGCGATGTCCCGGTGCAGACAGGCTTTCCTAAGCATATTACGTGGCCGGATGCGCCGGCATTCTAGCGATGTGAAGACAGCAACCGGGAGAATGTGGCTAACATTCACCCGACCAGCTGGGCGTAGTGGAACTGATGACAATAGTCGCGCAAATTTGGCGACCGAAGTCGCCAGGTGGTAGTGACAAAACTATCGCAAATGGGTGACAAATCTCGCGCCGCGTTACATGCAGGGCGGCCTTTGGGGTGAAGGGGAATTTGGCCGAGCAAATTCCCCTTCCTGCCCGCCGGGCGGAACCGGCCCTAAATCATCATCCGCGCAGCGGATTCAAGCCCACGCTAGCTTGACCCTGCCACCCCACTCGGTAACAATCGCCGGGTGCTGTTATTCGCGGCACCGGGATTGGCGTCCCGTTCGAAACAGGGGGATGAAGGCGCGTCTGCGCCTTCATCCGTACCCGCTCTACGTCTGTACTTCATGCATGGCTGGCGGGTGCGTGGTGGGAGAGCGCCTAGCGCTCACCGATTCCTTGTTTCTCGGTACGCCAATCCTGTCTCGCGCCTGCCTATACCTACCCAGCGACTCACAGGCAGGTGGTTTATCTTGTGTCACCGCAGGAGAAACACCATGTCGAAAACCTTTCCCACTCGCCGCCGCTATCGCCAAGCCTCAATGGAAGCGCGCGAAGCCCTGCTCCCCTTCGTGTCCCGACGCCCAGGCCGGCCGCAAGCCGACTACTGGCACATGCCGGACGCACACCCGGACTACGCCGCCGACTGCGCCTACGGCCGCGAATGCGGCGCTCACTTCGTCCAATGGCTGAAGGACAACCCCGGCTACCGCGGACAAAGCCTGCTGGCGCGCATCACCCGCGACATTGACTTCCGCAAGCCGGAGCAGCGCGGCTACCGAGTGGGCTTCTTCAACTATCTGGAAGCCATGCTCACGCTGGCCGCGCGCAAGGTGGACGTGTTCGAGCACGTTGACGAGCTGCACCGCCAGCAACAGGCGCAGGTCAAACGCAAAACCATGGAAAACCGCTCGGTGCGGCGGATAGAGAAGAAGTAA